CCAGCTGCTAAACCTATTGCACACAATCCAGAAAACAAGACAAACACGAATGACATTAAGTACGGTCAAAATAGACCACAAACTACAATGGACAGAGTATTTGCAAAATTAAGTAAATAACAAATTTTAATAAATAAATAATTTAAACAATGGCAAATCCAATTATTGCTGGTACTACTTATAGCGGTCAATTCGCTTCGAAGTACATTTCAGCAGCACTTTTAAGTGCATCAACAATCGAAAACGGTGGCGTTACCGTACTTCCAAACGTCAAATTTAAAGAGGCCCTTCAAAACCTTCCAACTTCCGCTTTATTAGCTAACGCAACTTGCGACGTTGACGCTGCTGGTTCAACTGTTACATTGACAGAAAAAATCTTGCAAACCAATGACCTACAAGTAAATATGCAACTTTGCCGAAGTCAATTTTTTAACACGTGGGAATCAATGCAAATGGGTGCTTCTGCACATTCTGACATTCCTAAAACTTTCGAAGACTATCTTTTAGGATATGTTGCTTCTAAAATTGCGGCAGAAATGGAGACTACACTATGGCAAGGCGCTGCTGGTGCTGCTGGTGGTTTCACAGACGGTGGATTAAGTGTTATTGCAACTGGTGCTCCAGCTGCTAACAAAATTGCTGCTGTTGCTGGAGGCGTAAACGCTGGGAACGTTATCGATGAGCTTGGAAAGTGCGTAGATGCTTTAAATGCACAAACTAACATTTTTGGTAAAGAGGATACACGAATTTTCGTATCCAGAAATGTAATGGCGGCTTATGTTCGTGCTTTAGGCGGTTTTGCTGCTACAGGTGCAAACGGTGTAGACAACAGAGGTACAATGTGGTATGCTGACGGTGGCGGTGTTTCATTTGACGGTGTTAAATTGTTTATGGCTGAAGGTCTACCAAACGACACAATGTTAGCTGCTCAAATCTCTAACTTGTATCTTGGAGTTTCTCTTTTAAGCGACGTTTCAGAAGCAAAAGTTGTTCCTGTATATCAGTACGACGGAAGCGACAACGTAAGAGTAATTTACAGAATGGCAGCAGGTTGTCAAATCGGTGTATTAGAAGACATTATTCTTTACGCATAATATAAACCAGAACTATATTAAAGGAGGAGGTAAAGCGCCTTCTCCTTTTTTTGTTCATAAAACTAAAAAAAATGAGCTGCGATATTAGCAATGGGCGTTTAGAAGCCTGTAAATCAAGCACAAGTGGTATAAAAGCCTGTTATATAATTAACTACGATAAATTGAATTCAGATTCTGTGACTTACCTTACTACGCCTGTAGGTGAAGAAGACGTTATAGATACTTGGACTCCAATAGACACGGCAACGGCTTTAAACTTGTATAAATTCGAATTAAAGTCAAACAGTAATTCCTTCACACAGGCGATTAATTCGTCACGTGATAATGGAACGACATTTATGACTCAAACTTTGGTTATAAACCTTAAAAAACAAGATGCAGTAACGACAAAAAACGTGAAACTTTTGGCATACGGAAGACCACGTATTGTTGTTCGTTCAATGACAGACCAATTCTTTTTAGTTGGAATAGACCAAGGTGCAGACGTTTCTGCTGGTGAAATTTCAACAGGTGCAGCGTTAGGTGACTTTAACGGTTACTCTTTAACGTTTACGGCAGAAGAAGAAATTCCAGCAAACTTTATTGACTGTTCAACTGAAGCTGGACTTGCGGCAGTATTTAACAATGGTACTGATGACGCAGTTATTGTAACTTCTTAAGTTTCCTTCCTTTCATAATGTAGATTAAGCACCTTTCGGGGTGCTTTTTCTTTGCAATATAAAACAGATTTACACTTTTTAAGTTATTATAGTATGGTAATACTTCAAGCAATAGCAACAGAGCAAAGTTTTAGCTTCATTCCAAGAAGCCAAACTTACGATACGTTACTTGTTCAGAACGAAGCAACAGGCGAAGAAGTAACTATTACAATCACAAGTTTTACAAATGGCGACTACTACGACACAATAAACGCTACTTTTGTAAACGGTGACTTTAGCTTAATTGAAAACAACTTTTATAAGCTTACACTAAAAAACGGAACTACAACAGTACATAAAGACAGAATATTCTGCACGAACCAAACGCCTGTAGTCAACTATTCAGTCAATGACGGACAATACACGTCTAACGTTTCAAATAACGAATTTATAATTTATGAGTAATAATATACACTTATTAGAATTAAGCACATACGAAGCACCTGTAATAACAGAAAGTAAGCGCAACGATTGGGTAGAATACGGTGAAGACAATTTATACTACAATCACCTTATCAATATGTATACTAATAGCACAACGAATAACGCTATTATAAACAACATTACAAGGTTAGTATACGGTAAAGGCTTAAACGCTACAGACGCACAAGTAAAGCCAAACGACTACGCAGTAATGATGTCGCTATTTAAGAAGCAAGACGTTAGACAACTTGTAACAGACTTAAAACTACTTGGACAATGTGCAATGCAAGTTATATACTCAAAAGACCGTAAGAAGATTGTAAACGTACACCATATACCTGTTCAGTTATTAAGACCAGAAAAGTGTAACGAAGAAGGCAAAATAGAAGCTTACTATTATAGTGATAATTGGGAAGACGTTAAGAAATACCCACCAAAAAGAATTAGTGCTTTTGGGTGTTCAAAAGACGGACTTGAAATTTTAATGGTAAAGCCTTATAGTGTAGGAATGAAATATTTCGCACTTGTAGACTATACAGGTGGCTTACCTTACTGTGCTTTAGAAGAAGACATAAGTGCTTATTTAATCAACGAAGTAAACAACGGCTTTAGTGGTAGAACGGTAGTAAACTTTAACAACGGAATACCAAGCGAAGAACAACAACACTTGATCAAGAACAAAGTGCTTAACCAACTTACAGGAACGTATGGCGAAAAGCTAATAGTAGCATTTAACAACAACGCAGAAAGTAAGACAAGCGTTGATGCTATGCCTGTAAATGATGCACCCGACTTGTATAGTACACTTTCTGAAGAATGTTTACGCAAGATAATGTTAGCACATAATGTTACTTCACCTTTACTTTTTGGTATTGCTTCAAGTAATGGCTTTAGCAGTAATTCAGACGAACTAAAAGACAGTTTTGCACTATTTAATAATATGGTTATAAAGCCAATGCAAGAACTTCTAACAGATGCGTTTGATGAAATACTTGCATACAACGGTGTAAGCTTAAACTTGTACTTTAAGACACTTAAACCACTTGAATTTATAGAAATCGGTGTTCAAGTAGGAACGGAAGAACTTGAAGAAGAAACAGGTGTAGAACTAAGCCAAGACGACAGACCAAAATTAAGCTGCGAACGCGGTGATTCAATACTTGAAAATCTTAAAGGCGAAGTAGTAGACGATGAATGGGAATTAGTAGACGAACTTGATGCAGACGATACAGAACTAACAGACGAACAATGGGCAACTATTTGCATAGACGAAAAGAAAAGCTTGTTAAGAAAGTTTGCAGATGAAATTTATTCTAAAAACAACGGTAGTGCATTTAGTTATTTAGACAGTAAGAACTACAAAATTCGTTACAAGTACGCAGTAGGAAGTAAAAAGGCAATGAAGGACGGAAACAAGTCAAGAGACTTTTGTACTAATATGATGAGACTGTCAAAAAGCGGAATAGTTTACAGACTTGAAGACATTGACAGAGCATCAAGAGACGGAGTAAATAAGCAACTTGGTCATAAAGGTCAAGGTTACGATTTATTTAAATTTAAAGGCGGTATTTACTGCAGACATATATTCAAAAAAGTGCTTTATCGTTTAAAGAAAAGTACAGAACCAAGTAAAGATTTAGCAGACTATAAAAAAACACGAACAATACCTAAGTCATATAACAAAATGCCAAGAGGTACAAAGCAATCTGAAGTAGCACCTGTAAATATGCCGAATCAAGGCGCATACCCAAAATAGAAACAAATGGCAAAAGCACTTTTAATATCAAGAAACGATGTAGTAAAGTTTACTTCTGTAAACGGTAATGTAGACGTAGATAAGTTTATTCAATACGTTTCTATCGCACAAGACATACACATACAAGGTATGTTAGGAACGAAGCTTCTTGAAAAGATACAAGCAGAAATAATTGCAGGTACTTTAGCAGACCCATATTTATCACTTCTAACGACTTATATCAAACCTTGTCTTATACACGCTTCAATGTTAGAGTATTTGCCGTTTGCAGCTATTACAATAGGCAACAAAGGCGTATATAAACACGGTGCAGAAAATAGCGAAACAGTAAGCAAAGACGAAATAGACTATTTAGTAGAACGTGAAAGAAAGACTTATGATCATTAC